CGTAAAAATTGTATTCCAAATCCAGGTAGTTGGTTTACTACTAGGGAAAAAGCATTTGGTGGCGTTAGTAGAGATTTAATGCCACATTTATTAAGTTTGTTTGTTGCCATGAATCCTAAATGGACACAGGCGCAAATAACTGAACAAGAAGCATTAACTTTCTGGAACTTGGAGAATATTGATAGCACTGAATACGGCACAGTAAACTTAAAAGGCACATACGATGTTGATGATCGATGTCACATTAGTTTTGGTAACAAATGGAAATTAATAGCAGACTGGCGTACTATGACTGAAGATGATAGCTCTATTAAATTTATCATGGAAGATAATAGCATAGAAAAATTTGAACTAGGTTGGTGCCCAGAAGAAGCATATCATAACATGATTGTTGATGCTATTACAAACGAAAACAATCAAAAATTTTGGCAAAATCAATTAGAAATAGATTTGTGGATACATTCAAGGATAGAAAATTTATGAAAGTGAGATGCTTACAAACTAATGGCCAAGGGCATTTTGAAGAAGTTGAATATCTAGTTCCTGATTGTTTGCCTAATCAAATTCGAGTACAAAATATTATGACTGGCGTGTGCCGCAGTGATATTGATATGATGCAAGGCAACTTTGGACCGTTACCCCTAGAGATGCAAGGCCACGAAGGTCTAGGAGAAGTTATTGAAGTTGGTGACGAAATAAACTATGTAAACATTGGAGATTTTGTAGCTACTCGTGGCGAACCAGCCTATGCTGATGTATATAATGTTCGAGAAAATGAATTTGTAGTAGTTCCTGAAGCCCATCCCAGATATATCATAGAGCCTGTAGCTTGTGCAATTAATCTAATACAACATGATTTTGAAAAAATCAAAAACTTTGCTAGATACAATGACGTATTAATTATTGGCAGTGGCTTTTTATCTTGGGTTGCTTATAACTATTTGGTATTATTTTCAAAAGATGAAAACATCGATGTATTAGGGTCAAACAATCAAAACATCTGGGGAGATAAATTACTGTCAAAGACTGAAAAAACTTATGACATAGTTATTGACCTTAGTGGAAAATATTCATTAGGCATAGACATTGGCCTAAATAACAATGCCATGATCATAGATGGCGTTGGTAAAGCAGTAAGTCGAGATGAAGCACAGCAACAACTATGGAAATCTTGTACCACAATTCGTCCCAGTCCACGAAGTACATTATTTCATCAATGTATGACTGATGCTGTTTGGATGATTGAAAACAAACATTTTGATGTTGACAAATTTTGGACTCGAGCGTATAATCGTAATACAGAATGGCAACAGGCATTTGCGGATGGTAAGGATCGTCCAAATGACTATAGTAGAGGATATATCGAATGGCGTTAAACACTGAAGAACGACAATCTGTTGTTTACTTTACAGGTTACGAAGTTGAACATACTGTTTGTCATGGTATGAAAACTTTGTTTGTGGTTGGAACTCCTAACTTGGAAGAAATATTACAACAGGCAAATCGAGATATTGAAATTAAACACATTTACTTTGGCACCAGTCAAAGTTTTAAACCACAAGGTTACGACGACTGGAAGACATGGGGAAATCTTATCACAGGTTGCCTAAATGAAAATTATTGGGTCACTTTGGATTTTGATGTGAAATACGCCGAAGAAATACATGAAGATGGCTGGTGTGAAAATGATAAGTTTGTTCCTATGATCAGTGTGAAAGTTCCATACATCAAACTTTATAATTACAATACCACACTAAAAATTGACGACCGTACCTGGGGTGCAACGAATTCAGGTGTTTGGACACATCAACTACATGACCTAATGAGTAAAGACACATATACTCATTGGGATCAATATACTCAAGATACACCAATATGAACATCAAACAAGACATCAGACCCAGTACGATGACCTTTATTCGAGTACGTACAGAATTTGAAGGCTTTCATTATTACCCCAATGCTGGTAGTATTGATCCCCGTATCAAATTTTTAGAAAACGAACATCGTCACATATTCAAAGTTGAAGTAAAGATTTCAGTCACTCATCTTGATCGAGAATTAGAATTTTTCTTAGTCAAATGGGCTTTACATAATTTCATTAAATCAGGCAATCAAAATCATAAAAGTTGCGAAATGATTGCCACTGATATTTTGGAAAATCATCTTTTACCTAATTATGGTCAAAGATATTATGAAGTAGTGGTATCAGAAGACGGCGAGTCTGATGGTATTATTGAATACAAACCTTAAACAATTAATAAAAGGAAAACACATGGCACTGCCTACATACGTCAAGAAAACTTTAAAAATGAAGACTGAGGTTACTCGTATTTTTGATGATCTTGACCAGTGGTTAGACTATTGTAGGTTTAACTTAATTAAATTCGATGCCAAGGACTTATACCGTAGTCCTGACTATCGAAAATTCCAGCAGGAACAGGAATACTTAGAACGCAAGGCACGACGTGAGCGTGAAGGTCGTCCTGAGCCAGTCAAAACTCGGGAACCCCGAGGCGACTACAATCGTAGTGGAAATAATCGATATCAACAATGACAATCTTTTTAGTTGATCTTGAATCGGTGCCCACTCGTTATACCTGCGAGTGGAAATCGCATTTACCTTATCTACTTAAAAAGGCAGGACATCACGTTCAAGTTATCTCTGGACCTGAAGATATCCCCTCAGCGACTACACCAGGTGCTTTTCTTAATTTTGGTGGCACAAATATATACAAGGCAAGTCAAGTTGAACAAATAGCTAGACTTTTTACAGAAGGTAAAGTAGTGTCAGGTGATCATTTTATCTTTACAGATGCGTGGCACCCAGGTATTATAAATTTAAAATACATGAGCGAATTACTGGGAATAACGGTAATAACCCATGGACTTTGGCACGCCGGAAGTTACGATAAAGAAGATTTTCTAGGGCGTATTGTTGGTAATAAGCCGTGGGTACGCAACGCTGAGAAGAGTTTCTTTCATGCGTTTGATCACAACTATTTTGCTACAGACTTTCATATCCGAATGTTTGTTACTAATCTACTCAATGATTATCCTACAGAAAATCCATGGTTAGAAGAAGACCTAGCAGATATTATTGCAGGCGGAGATCCTAGATTTGTGCGTACCGGTTGGCCTATGGAGTATATGGCAGAAACATTGCAATCATATACAAATATACCCAAACATGATCTTATATTATTTCCACATCGAATAGCTCCAGAAAAACAAGTTGAGATTTTTCGAGATCTAGCGACACAATTACCACAATACGAATTTATAGTGTGTCAAGATCAACCATTAACCAAACATGAATATCATAAATTATTAGGTCGTGCTAAGATTGTGTTTAGTGCCAACCTACAAGAAACATTGGGTATTAGTTGCTATGAAGGTGCTATTGTAGATGCTATTCCCATGGTTCCAGATCGGTTGTCATACACAGAAATGTATTATGAAGGATTCAAGTATCCCAGCGAATGGACACAAGATTGGGATAGCTATCTAATACATAGACAGGAATTGTGTCATCATATTATTGTCACAATGGCACATTATGAAAAAAGATTAGGACAACTACATAAACAGACTGAAGATTTATCTAAATATTTCTTTAGTGCAGATTATTTGTTAAAAAATATTGAAAGGAATATCCAATGAATTCCATTGACATGGCCAATAATTTAATTTTTAGAGCTAAACATTTACAGGAGTTTATTGTTGATACTGAGATTTCAGAAGGATTCCAATTTAATGGCGTGATTCCATATGATATAAAAATTGTTGGCAACAATCTAGAAGCCAAAGTATGGGCAGTTGATTTTGATGAAGCAGTACATAGACTTAACGAATTTTTGGAGACCTGTAAATGAAATGGTTTTTTAATTGGTTAGATAGAATGGGTCGAAAACGTATTATCATGGATAGACAAAATAACGAGCCCTACCTTGAACGTTATTATGTGTTGTTTAACACTCGTAAACATTTCCCATTTAACGTGTTCATTCATAAATTCCTAAAAGGTGATCCCGACGATGTTCATGATCATCCTTGGCCCTATGCTACGTTTATTTTGACCGGCGGTTATTATGAATGGGTGCCCGTGTTTAACACCTTGGGTCAAAAGATCAATGAAATAAGATATTGGCGTGGCCCTGGACATTTTAGAATCAGTCAACCCACTAGCTATCATCGAATTGAATTAAAAGAAGGCGTAACTGCATGGACTCTGTTTATGCCCGGTCCTCACAAACGTGAATGGGGATTCCTTGTCAACAACAAGTGGATCCATAATGAAAAATATCTTACTGACAAGGCCCAACAATGAACGACCATGATGTTAAAAAAAGAATGATGGAATTAATGGAGCCAATTAATCGCCAAATTATGATGTGTGATGATCGAGAAGATTTACTCATGTTAGCATCTTGTATGCTAGTGTCAGTGAAAGATTTATTTGATAATGAAATTGGCGTGGAAGGCAGGAAAAAAATGTTTAAGGAATATGTATGAACGATCCATTACGAGAAATTTTGTTAATAACACAAGAGGAATGTGCAGAGGTCACACAGGCAATCAGCAAGTGTTTTAGATTTGGTTTGGACAACGCCAAACCCAATAAACCTCTAACCAATGCAGAACATCTTGAAGGTGAGATTGGGGATTTACTTGCCATGATTGATCTGTTAAAATTATATAATGTTGTTAGTGATCAAGGCCTAAATAAAGCCAAGCAGGCCAAGATTGAAAAACTAAAAGTATGGTCCAACATCTATAAAGATCAGGAAAAATAATATGAGCAAAATTAAAGTAGCAGAGTTATTTTATTCAATTCAGGGTGAAGGCAGATACATGGGAGTGCCCAGCGTGTTCCTTAGAACATTTGGTTGTAACTTTACCTGTGACGGCTTTGGGATGGCTAGGGGAGAGAAAAGTCACGAAAGACATGATATCTCTCAAGTGGCTCATATGTTTAACAAATATGAAGAGCTACCATTAGTAAGTACAGGATGCGACTCCTATGCCTCATGGATGCCAGAGTTTAAAGATTTAAGTCCCTTACTCACTACAGAAGCTATTGTAGATCGTATCATGGAAATTCTCCCACACGGCGAATGGCGGGATGAACATCTTGTTATTACAGGTGGTGAGCCTTTGTTAGGGTGGCAACGTGCTTATCCAGAGTTGTTAGAGCATCCTAAGATGGCAGGCTTAAAAGAGATCACATTTGAAACAAATGGTACTCAGAAACTAACTGAAGAATTTAAACATTACCTAGGCGAGTGGACTGCTGAACATTGGGATAGAGAAATTACATTTTCAGTAAGTGCTAAACTGCCAGCCAGTGGTGAGAAATGGGAAGAAGCTATTTGTCCGGAAGTAGTGTGCGAGTATGAAAAACGCGGTACTGCGTATCTTAAATTAGTTGTATCCACAACGGACGATATTTTAGATGCAGAACGTGCCGTTAAACAATTTAAAGATGCAGGATTTAAAGGACACATTTATCTAATGCCTGTCGGTGGTGTAGAAAGTGTTTATACGCTAAATGCAAAGAATGTAGCACTGGCCGCTATGAATCGTGGATGGCGGTACAGTGATAGACTACAAGTGCCGTTGTTTAAGAATCAATGGGGAACCTAAAATGATAATGGATAAAATATTAAGTTTTTTTAAAAATCAAAAAACTAAAGACACCGCAGAGTTATCATTACCCGCGGTTAAAACTGCCAAAGAGATTGCCACCGAACTCAAAGAACCTTATATTGCTGTTTTGAATACCCATGTCAATCCAGACAATATCCGTAACGGATTTTTTGAACTTGACTGGAACGAATACTTTGTGTTACAATTACGTACAGCAGGATATTCTGGCGAGACAGATGAAGCTGTGGTTGATGCTTGGTTCTCTGAACTTTGCAGGAATGTTGGTGCTGAGGAAAATATTGATATGGAACGTAGAAGTTCAGGTTATATCAATATTAATAATTTAGGCAATGGCAAAACGGAAGTTAGTTAATGAATAAAACATATATTCTTGTTGATACTGCTAATACTTTTTTTAGAGCTAGACATGCGGTGCGTGGTAGCCTAGAAGATAAAATTGGTATGAGTATTCATACTGTATTGGGCAGTATACGTAAGGCATGGCGAGATTTTAAAGGTGATCATGTAGTGTTTTGTTTAGAGGGCAGAAGCTGGCGTAAAGATTATTATGCTCCTTATAAACGACAACGTACTGAAGGCCGGGCCGCTGCCAGTCCTAGTGAACAAGAAGAAGAACGAGTGTTTTGGGAAACTTTTGATCAATTTAAAGATTTTATTAAATCTAAAACTAATGCAACAGTATTACATCATTCTCAATTAGAAGCAGATGATTTAATTGCAGGATTTATTCAAACACACCCAAATGATAATCATGTTATTATCAGTACTGACGGCGACTTTGCACAGCTGATTGCACCCAATGTCAGACAATACAATGGTGTTATGGAGATAACTACCACACACGAAGGGTATTTTGATGCCAAAGGTCAACGTATTAAAGATAAAAAAACCAACGAAGTAAAAGCACCACCCGACCCGCAGTGGTTGCTATTTGAAAAGTGTATGCGTGGCGATACCAGTGATAATGTCTTTTCTGCTTATCCAGGAG